ATAGGCTGACCATTAGGATTGAAACCACCAAAACCATTATTAAATTGATTAAATCCATGGTATTCATTTCCAAATGGACTATATTGACCTTGGTGACCACCAAATTGATNACCGAATTGTGGGTTATTACCTACAACTGGTTGTGATGGTGCNTTGCCTATAAGAGATTGTAAACCATTAGCATTTTGCTGATTTGGTTGTTGACTTGGTTGTGCTGCTGTGTTTCCACCCATGATTGTTTTCCTTTATGCTGGTAAAAATTTATATGCTTTTGTATCTGCTGCTATATCTTTTGTTTTAGCTCTTTTTGCTTTAATACGATCCATCATTTCATAGAGTCGTTTTGCTCCAGCATCGGTTGAGCCATTACCTAATTCTGAAACTATTCTTGCAGGTATTACAAATTCACCTTCTGCAAGTCTAGCGGGTTGATGACCGCCAATTGTTGCAGGAATAGAATCTGAAACACCATCACCTGGACCTCTTAAGAGATGTCCACCATCTGAATAACTACCTAAATCACTTCCATGATGAGACATGCCACCATGCATAATACCACCACGAGCTGCTACATATGGTTCGTTAGATTGTTTTTCTGAAGCAATGTCTTGTTGAGCAACCATAGCTGGACCAGCATTAAATGATCCTAATGTGCCTGGTTGAAGACCTTTAACTACTTTAATTTGATTTTTAGACATTTGAGCTAAAGGTGAAGTGTTTGCATAGTCTGTAGCATTTAAATTATATAAACCAGCACCAGATTTGGCGTTAGCTAATGCCATATTATGTGCAGTATCTAATGGGTCTTGCATAGCCTTGTAATAAGGATCAAGACCTTGTAACGCTTTTTCAGTCATTACAACATTGTCATAAACCTTACCTGCATCAGCAAACTTTTTAACGTTACCACCACGAGAAAATAAAGGGTTACCCCATGAATCTAATTGTTGACCAGTTTGATAGTTTGCATATTGTGGGGTATATACTGGATTAGTTGGTGTCACAACTGGATTTGGTGTAGGTGCTGGAGTAGGTGTAGGTGTTGTTACATGACCATGCATTCCTGGTCCAGATGCAGCTCCTATTATTTGATTAAAAAATCCTGGAGTTTCAGTTTGTCCTGTTATATATGATGGTGTTGCAAAATTAAATTGATTACCACGATCAAATATAGTAGGCGTTGGTGTAGGCGTAGTTGATTTACCACCAGTAGCCATATGATGAACATCCATTAAACCACCACGTTTAGCCATGTAAGGATTTGTTTGATAATTTGTATATTGTGCTTGGTAATATGGTGCACCACCTTGTGGATTGAATCCTTGGAAATCAGGTGAATTTAGTTTTAATGGATTGTTAATTTGTTGTGGTTGTAATGTATATGGTGAAGGTTGACTTGCTCTTGCAGCTGCTAACGCTAATGGTGCAGCAACGCTACCTACTTTAAATAAATTACCAGGGGCTTTTAGGTAATCCATTGGTCTAGCCATCACATTACTTAATCCAGTTGAGAATGATTGTGGACCTGCTACAGAACCTCCTCCAGATGGTAATGCTTGAGTACCAGTAGGGGTATTTTGTGGGAATCCTTGTGCATTTAAATTATAATTTGGTGCAACTTGTGGTTGAGCATCAGGTGTTAAAGTAGTAGATGTATCTGGTGCAATAGTATTAGTTGTTGGCGTAGGTGGGGGAGTAGTTGATGCTGTAATGTTTGCAGCAGCTTGATCTCCTGCAGATCCAAAATTAGCAATAGATTGCTCTAAATTAGCTCCACTATAAGCACCAAAACCAGCCATAATACCTTGACCTAAAGATCCTGTCATAGCATAATCAGCCGCACCTACTAAACCAGCAGAAACTAAACCAGCAGAACCTTCAAGAGCAGTTCCAGCAAGAATTTCTGGTAAAAAAGCACCACCAACTGCACCCAAAGCCATAGGTAAAATAGCACTTAAGAATCCAGCTTCTGGAAGACCTGTATGTGGATTAACTGTTAATGAACCACCATGACTTTGAGCTAATTTTTGAAGTGAGTTAATCTCATCTGATGACATATGAACCAAATGAGAATCTGGTCCTCTTCCATGGGCTTCTAGGTGTTTTGCTGCTAATTGTAAACTCATTATGAACTCACTTTTAAGGGTTATTTATTATACCACATTATGTGGAATTATTGGATACTAAGTTGCTTGTCCACCACTAATCATGATGGCACATCCTGTTGTAGATGCTTTAACTTGAATGGTTCCTCCAGGGTTTAATATCTGGGTTCCATTCCACCGTAAGGTTGTATTTGCTGCTAAAGAATATGAATAATAGATGGCATTTGTAGCATCTGCTGAACCGCCATTTGGAACAAAATGAATATATATATTAATTGCTGATCCTGTGGTATTACATACATTAATATCTTTTACAAATGTAATGGTAGCTGGTTGAGCTGGAATTGTATTTGTAGAAGGAACAGAATATACAACACTATAAGCTGTTGTTATAGCACCTTGACCTAATTGGTATCCTACTATGTTTTGAAAATTAGCCATTAAAATCCACCTAACCAAGTTAAAGTCAATTGACTAGACGCATTGGTTGCTAATTGTTGATTGACATTATCATTTTGTGCATAGTAAAGTCTTTGTACATTTAATATTTGATTTGTATATACAGGGTCATACTGTGGTGTTGCAACAGGAAGGTTGGGTGCAACTGTAGCTAATACTGTGGTAGGGGATGCCATTATCTTCTTCCTGCTGGTTTAATGTCTATACGAGGAATACCAAGTTGCCAAGCTACCCCAACTCCTGTAGATGTAATATTAAATGCTAACTGTCTACCACGAACTCTAGTGTAAACCTGACCTGTAAATTGTTGTATTGTGTAGTAACTTACATTTGTATAATTTTGAGTGCTAGTTACCGTATCTATGTCACCTTGAATAATTGATGATCCAGAGTTTTGACGGCTATATAAAGTCATAGTTACTGATGGATTAGCTGTGGATGATCCATTAAAGTTAATGTCTGGTAAAAGTCTCCATACAAAACCTAAATGATCTCCAGCCTCAATACCAAAATCAGAACTTTGTATTGTTGCAGTGATAGGTAATGTTGTTGAAGTTGAGTTATCATCACATCCTACTTCATGTTGTAAAATTCTTGAATTATAATCTGCTGCAATAGGATTTGAACCGTATTGTAACCATGCTGTTCTAGCCATTTTACCATATGACCATACTTTATCTAAATAATTATAGATAACATAACTATCTATGGTATTAGAATTTGCAGAACAATAGAACCACCAAATTTCATTATAGCCTTCATTAGCACCTGCAAATACTTGTAAGCTTTGATCTTGGTTAATGTTATCAAATACGTATTGACGTAATGAACAAGGTAATGTTGAAACTACGCCAGTATATGCATAAAACTTATCTGCACCCATCCAATATGTGACATTATTTACAGTAATTGCACAGTTTGGAGACATAATAGATATATTATCCATTAATATTTGGAATGACCAAACGTAAGGATAACCAATATATTGCATAGAATAAAGACAAGTATCTGTCCATATTAGAATTTCTTGACGTGTTGTTTGACCACACATAATGTATGATCCATTAGTTAAGGCAAATTCACCAGACTGGTTAGTTACTGCAGGAACCCATTGATATTGATTACCTTGATCTGACCAACGAACCAACATAGGATTAAATGTTGTATTGCTGGTATAAGATGTTGATCCTAAAGTAATTACAAATTGCTGGATAGGTGAAGTAATGACTTGGTTTGTATAACTAGGAACGGCAGATCCAGTGTATCCTGCAGCTGATGCTAAAGAAGATAAATATTGTGCTCTGGTACCAAGACCATTTGCATCTACCCAATAAAATATAGGACCACCACGAGGAGCTAAAGCCAAGTCAGCACCAAAGTTATCTTGAGTCCATAGTCGTAAACTGTTAGAAGCTGATACAGAACTTGATGTGACTGTATAAGCTGTGTTCCATCCCCTGTTAGGTACCACAGGTATATTTACTGTTACAATACCGCCTAAACTAGATGCAGTAGCGTTTGCTAAAAAAGTTTGATTTCCAAAAACTGTAGAAATAGTATATGTGCTTGAAGTTAAAACAGTGACTTGAAAGTCTTGTTGTAATACTGCAGGACTTATACCTGAAACACTTGAACTTACTAAAGAAAAATTAATCCAATTACCAGTGGTTAATCTATGATTAGCTTGTGCTACTGTAATTGTAGAGCTGCTTGCTGTAGTTGAAAATGGATTGGTAAGTGTTACATTATTTAAAGATGTAGCACCTCCCCATGGACCCGTACCCCATCCAGTTGCAGTAATTTGAGAAACTGATCCTGTAGGGTATTCGTATTGAACTGTTACAGTTCCACCTACACCTGTAACTAATGATGTTGAAAATCCTGATGTTTGAAATACATAAGTAGTCAAAGATGGAGTAAGTGTAACTACATTTTCACCAGATACTGTTACACCATCTACTGAATATCCAGAACCTAGAATAAAGTAATCGCCTATACTTGGGTGATAACTTGCATCTGTTACTAAAATATTTGAACAACCTACGCCAGCTGAAATAGAATGAGAAGTAGCTGTTGTGCCATTGTATCCTCTTACTAATCCAGTTAATGAATTTCCAGATACTCCAGTATAAGATATTTGTTCTGAATCTATTTTAATAATTCCAGATATTTGGAATGATGATGCAGACGCTAATGTTAGACTTGTTGCTGAAGCTGTAATGCCAGAAGCTAATGTTGAATAAGAATTACTAAATGGATTGGTTAAAGTATCTGTTTGTACAATTGGTGTAATATCATAATAAGCACCACCAGATAATATATAAAACTTTAATGATGTGCCAATACCAATAAATTTATTAAGACCTAGTAAATCTAACCATGACCATAAAGATCTGCAAATACCTGCAAATTGTGTGGTGACATATTGTACCCAACCACCAATCTTTTCAGCTTGTCCAGATCTAAAGCGTACTTTATCAGAAATGTAAAAACCACCCTCATTGGAGTAGTCTGTACCTTCTCTGTTTACACCTGGTCTATATGATAATTTTTGTAATGGCATTAGAAGGGTCTTGTTCCAGTTTTATCTATAATTAATTTTTGTAATCTTGGTGTTTCGTTTGAAAACCCAATATGGCACCAACGATCATATTCAAGTATGACTTGATCATATTGAATACCGCTTCCAATAATTGCCACCACAATATCACGAGGGCTACCAAAAGCTGGACATATAATATCTGCCGCCAAGCCCTTGCAGTGTGCTGAGGTAGGTTTGCTACCAAGCAAAGTATTAACTTCGGAACAACGATAAGCACTATTAACGTGTATAGGATAACCAAGTAAACGTCTTACCGCTTCCAGATTTTGTGCCAAAGAGAGTAGATTGTCTTTAATCCATTGCTCTTTAGGCTCGTTATCAATTCTGTTGCGATCTGCAATCTCAGATGCATACAACTCTTCGTAAGTAAAATGTGCTGTAAGGTTCATTCTTCACTTGGTGTAGTAGGTTTTGAATTGTAAAGAAGCTTATCTTTAGCTTGACTACCTGCAGATGAACCAAAGTAGAAACCAATAACACCAGTCCACGCAGTTCCAAGCGATCCTAACATAATCATTAAAGCATTATTAGTAGGGTCTACTTTATTAAAGAACAACAAGATTAAAATACCAAAGAATCCAATTGTTGTAATAGATGCCAATATTGCAGGAATACGGGATTGTGTAGCTATCTCCATATTACGAGCAGATACAGAGTCTGCTACTTCAATTTTAGCAAAGTCTAATCCTAATTCTTGAGCCTGTCTTTGAAGTTCAATTTCAGCTAACTTAACTTGTGCAATTTGATCTGCATTCATTTTGTTAGACTGAATCATGTCACTTACTTCATGTGGAGCTACATTAAGAAATTTAGCTAATACTGTTGTTGCAAGACCTGCTAATGGACCACCTAAAGCACTAGCAATGGTAGGAGCTATTTGTAATAACCAATTCATTATTTACCTATTTGTGATAATGC